TGGTGGTGATTCCGTAGTCCTTCTCGAGTATCTTGTCAAGTGCACTGTGTGAGGCTATCTCTCCGTATCCTACAGTAGGAAAGTAGTGCTCCATCCAGTGCTCCTCTTCCGCGGTCAAGCGATACCTACGCACGAGGTCGCTAGTGGTGATGCGGTTGAGTTCTGTCGTCGTGACTTTGAATGCGAGAGTCTTCGCAGTTGTTTCTTCGTTGGGGTTGTAGATTGTTGCTGATGCGACAGCTTGTTTCATGGAGTCTATGATTGGCGTTATAGTACGAGGGTACATGCCTTGCAACAAAGACTTTTGGAAACTACGTGCGCGATCAATTAGCGGTACGCTCCTCTTCCCTGGGATGTCTCCCTTGGCGTGTCCAGACGTTCTGAGTAGAACTCCGACATTGAGGATTGGGACGTACTCGTTATCATCATTCAAGCATGGCGAGTGTTTGAGGAATTGCAAGTCCTCAGGAATTTCACACTCTTCGTCTTCACTACAACCAGTGATGACGTAGCCTGCTTCTGCAGCAGCGTCCATTATATCTTGTCCACACGTTATCGTTCGCATGGAGATGGATGCAGCAATCATGATGTTTGCAACGTTGTTGATGAGGGTGGTTATAACCGATCCGCTGTACAATACGTAACGCTCTTTGCCTTTAATCTTGATAGTAATTTTCATCCGAGGGTCCTCAGGGTTCCTGATCTGGAAACTCCTAGAACATTGTTCCAAGAGATCAATCATTTCACTCTGCAGGGGCTCTGGAGTCAAGGCTATCAAAGTGGCGAAGGCGCCGTTACCGTGTGAGGAATCACACGAAGCGATGTCGAGGTTGAACATCCTGACGCGGTCTCCTATTCGTATGGAGAAGCATGAATCGTCAGAGAAATATGCATAATAACCACCCTCCGGTGGGTGTATGAGGTTATCGAAGACTCTTTTTAGCACGTCATGATCGGGTTTCTTGACGAACTCTGTGGTGACGGATCCCATCATGATGGTAGACTTGGCCATGGCAGATTTTAAGAACTCACAAATTCTAAACCCCTGTAATGAGGCGGCCACTCCAAGGTCGCCTATGACACGGGGTATCTTACCAGGTTTCATCCATTCATCATTTTTAAACTTAACCCAAACTTTCTGCGCTTCATTCATCCACACATCGGCATGGAATAAACCGCACTCAGACATTTCCTTCCAGCACTGCTCTCGCAATGCTTTCTTCGGATGGGGGTCTGCGTGGTGTAGAAGCGCTTCGGTGTAGCGGTCAGTGTAAGGTTCGAGGACTTCAGTCATGTGTTGTCTGGTGGCGTCCACCATTCCTCGGAAAGCTACAGATTGCGCAAAAAGCAATTGTTGCGTGCGCAGCTTATCATGTAGTCCAGGTTTGGTGGCGTGGCCTTTGGACAACACCCTCCGTAGAGCATACGACAGGTTGTGCTGGGTGTTAGCGGCAATTACGCTGCTTAGTTTACACCCGTAACCGTAGTACGTCCTATAAGGGTGCCGTTTAGGCTTACCAGACGTCGGAAAATTCAGTTTGGCCGTACGCGTATCGATGTACTCGGCGCCTTTTACGACAACGTACTTGTCGTT